GAAACCGAGGCCCATAATCGCCCCGTCGATCAGGCCATCGACCCCGATCTCTCCCGTGCCGTCCTGTGCGGCGAGACTAGAAGCAAGACGCTGGCGGGGAGTGAGCGTGCGGCAGTGAACGACCAGGCGTCCCTCAAAGCGTGGGACGGGGATTTTTACCGTCTTCTGCGCGCGCTTGGCGCGCATGTTGGCGATGATCTCGCTGCGGATGCTGGATGAGCCCTGCTCGGTGTCCATCTGGTTCTCCTTCGGGGTTGGGATTGGACCCAGATGATAACAGAAAGCTCGCGGCTACTGCGCTTCGCCGTCCAGGTCTGCGTGGACCGTCAAGTATGCAGCCTCCGTTTTGCCCGCCTCGTAGTTCGGCCGGGCGACTTCGCCGACAACGCCCGTGTAGACGATGCTGAACGCCGCCGGAGACGCAGCCGTAGCTTTGACCGTGTAGGTGATCGTGATGAGCCCTGAGCCACGGACCGCCTCGACTTCCTTGAAAGCATTTAGCCACGCAGCCGACCAGAGCTTCTTGATCGTCGCAGGGCCACGCGCCGCAATCCCACCAAGCGCACGCTGGGGTAGCTGACCGCCCGGATGCACGACGAGAGAGCCCTCCACGGTCCCCTCTGCGCCTTCCAGCACATCCCACGGCTGGTTCGGCAGCGAAAGCCCGGCGATAGAGACGCCGAGGCCGACCTGATCTGAGCGGTAGATGACTTCCTGTGCCACGGTCGGCCTCCTAGATGGTTTCGACGTTCGAGGTGCTGGTCACGCGGACTTTGACCGTCACGGCAGTCCCGGCGATAACCACGACCATTTCCGCGTTGAGCTGCTTCAGGCGAGCCGTTTCCGGCGTGTTGATCGGCGAACCCGACTTGACTTCGCCGCCTTCCAAGGCTTTGGATTCCTTATGCCGTTTGATGATCCCGGCGAGGTCCCCGGCGAATTCCCCGATCGTCTGGTTGGTGATGTTGTCGAAGTTGTACTGCTGGCCCTGTTCTTCAGCTTCAGCTTCAAGGGCCATAACCTCGCGTACCGCCGGGTACTGGCACAGGATTTCGTTTTTGGAAGCCGGGAGCGCTGAGGCGGCACCGTAAAGGCACTGGACGCCGTTGACTTCCGCGAAGCAGTTGATCCCCGATTCTTCCAGAGAGGTCATCTGCGCTTCGGTGTACACGTTCAAGATGCCCGTGATGGCGGGGCCGAGAGGCCATTTGATCCCAGCGGGTGCCTGGTTGTTGTTGCCGGTACGTGCGACCTTGGCGAACAGTGCGGCAGCGACGATGGAGGCAGGGATTGTGCGCGTCGTGCCTCCAGCTACCCCGGGGGCGATAAGGGCCGAGGCGAAGAAGTTGATCCGTTCTGCTACGCCCGTAGCAACCGTCCCTTTTTCGGATTTCAGCGTGGCGACCGGTGTCCCGAGTTCGCTCGCACCTTTCAAGTCAGCCTGAGCATCGCGACGGTATTTGATGCCGTTTTCGGCCATCACCGTATGGACCGCTTCTTCAGTCGATGATGTGCCGAGCACAACCAACTGGCCGGGACCGTAAACCTTCGTGAGCGTTTCGATGCTGGCGATGGTCGAGGTCGCGTTGACGGTCGGGTTCGCGCCCGAGGCGAGTTTCGTAGCAACGAGCGCTTTGACGAGTTCGCCTTCCCCGGCGACATAATTGGAGCCTTTGGTGATCGTCACATACGTGGTGTGTTCTTCGCCCCATTTCAGGAGTTCCGAGGCTTTCGCGTATTCGCCGGAGGTTTCGAGCACTTCGCCTTCACCGTTCTTGATGACGAGCTTCGTTTTCGTTTTCAAGACGTTTTCTACGACTTCGAGTTTGATGTTGTTGCCGAGCGTTCCCTTGTACTTGGCGGTCACAACCAGCACTTTGGTTTTCGCGGCCGTTTCCAGTTCTAGGAACGCAGCGAGCGGAGCGCCTTCCCCAAAGATCCGCTTGATACACGCCCGACCGCCCCCAAGAGCGAAGTAGCGGTCCATCGCGTCCCACAGGCCGACCGATTCTCCTTCGCGAGCACCATAGAGTTCGACCACTTCAGAGAGGGACTGCACGAACGTTGGGACTTCAGGGCCGTAGCCCGCCGGGGCGACCACGAACGCCGTTGAGAGCAGCGCAGCGATGCCGCCAGACTGCTGGGTGCTACCGCTTGTGACCTGTACTCCGGGCATTGGGGCTGCTCCTTTAGGGGTTACGGGGCATTGTAGGCATTAGCCGTCCACAGTGACGGTCACGTTGACATCTTCGACCTGCGGGAAGGGCTGCGGCTCCAGTTCGGGCGGTTCGATCCCGGCTTCCTTGAGCGTTTCCGGAGGCCCGAGCTGCTGGACGAGTTGCGGGATCCAAGTAGAGAACCCGACGACCGAGCGTTGAAGCCTGCGCTGGGAAGGATCGGAGCTAACGAACTCCGTTCTTGGGGCTTTCGTCATCGTCGTGCGCTCCGCCAAGCCCTCCATGCCACCGATCTCGGCGAACAGCATCGTCGCGGCCCCGTAGAGGCTCGCGTTACGTCGCGCTTCCGTCTCGTCCTCGCCTTCGATCGTGCAGGCCACTTGAAGGTCGTACTCCTGCGTGTAGAAGCGAGAGGACACCTCCGGCTCGGTCTCGGCCGGTTTGACGACCACAATCACCGAGGGCAGATTCCCGAGCGACGTGTTGAAGTCGTTACCGCCGAAGTAGAAGTCATCGCCCGGGGGGCGCGGGATCGTCCCGACCGTGAGGCTGTGTTGGCGCTCGACTTCGGCGAGGAACAAGGGCAGCCATTCCCGTAGTACCGAGAGCGCAGCGTCCTCAAGCTGCTGGGTCGAGTGGAGTTCTCCGAGGAGCGGGGTTGGTTCGGGTGCGGGCATTACAAACTCGGGATCCAATATGATTCAAATACTTCACTAAGCCTGTGCGGCATCCCGGGAAACAGGCCATCCGCAGACCCCGTCGTGTCGTAGTCCGAACCCTCCAGCACGTTCGTTCGCGCGGGCTGCTGGGTGTTGCGCCACTTCCACAAGATCAGCTCCATCGTCGCCTCCCAGACATCGGGAGGGATCGGATTGAAGCCGGCCTGGTAGGTGACCTCGATGTTGCGAGAGCCAGGGAAGAACGGCCGTGGCCACGAGTACCCCGCGAACGTCCGCATGATCCGCGAGGTCGCATAGTCGATCTGGATGCCTTCGATAGGGTTCTCGGGCGTTGACTCTGGGAGCGTGACGAACCCACCGGAAGACTGCCACTCACGGCACAGTTCGAGTTTCAGGAACGGCGACCAGCGGAGCATGATGTACTCGCCCGACCAGCCATCGTGACGCTCCCGGAACGTGTTGGGTCCCAACGGCCTGTTCGCCCGGTTTTGAGCCTGCGTGCAGGCAGAGTCGATGAACCGCTGCAGAAGGGCCTCCCGGCCCGCGGAGAGGGCCTGACGTAGCTGCAGGTACTGCACGGCCTCATCGAGATCGATGTAGGTCGCCCACTGCCTCGTCCCGACAGGATTCGTGGCCACTAGCCCCATCCCGGTTCGCCCGGCATCAACGTCGAGATGTCCACCGTTAGTTGTTCGCGGGAGAGCTTGATGAAGTAGTCGCGAGGCTGAGCGCCCACGATGATCTCCGTCACTCCGTAGAGGACTCCCTGCGGTTCGGTTTCCGGATCGTCGTTGGCGGCCAATTGGACGCTGAAGCTTCCTTCTTCGTCAAGCTGGACTTTGATCGGCGTCGCCGGGAGCGTCGTGTTCGCGTTCGACATGCCTTGCGTCAGCGTAAACGTCAGCTCCCCCGAGGCCGTCTGTCCGGGCTGTGAGGCAAACGTACCCATCAGGGTGATCGGCGTGAAGCCAGGACCGACAGGTTCGGGGAAGATGATCGGGCTCACGCTGGAACCCTTTCCGCGATTCCTACCGGAGCAGAACCCGTGATAGCCCGATACACCATCCGAGCGATATCCCCATGGCCTTTCCGGTTCGGGTGGACCGTGTTCGATTCCGTCAAGCCGAGAGCAGTCGCAGCAGCGTTGTTGCCCCACAGTTCGCCGACATCCATGAACGCGACATGTTCGGATTCCAACGCAAACGCCTTCATCGCCCCCCAGTATTCATCGCTTGAAGAGATCCCTGCCCCTGTCGGTTCGTTCGGGTTGCGAGGCTCACCGAGAATCAGCACACACCAGCCGTCCGCGACCGCCTGGTTGGCGTACTGCTTCATCCATTCGGTGTACTTGGCGAGCGTCACGCCACGCTGAGCCGTTGTGCCCCCGGAAGACTGGAAGTTCTGGTCGTTTGTGCCGAAGGACAGGATGATGAGGCCCGGTTCCGACCAACGGTAAGTCGCTCGCACCGCATAGGTCTGGTTCGTCGCTTCGGTCTGGTTCAGCACTCCCGTGTTCTGACCCCCCAGCAGATCCCCCGAGACATAGCCCGGCTGGCCCATACGGTGCAGTAGAAAGCCGCTTGAGGCCGTGCGCATCACGAACCCGACGATGTAGGTCTGCGCCGAGGCGGGGCCGAAAACCGTGAAGACTTCCCCGCCCGTAGCGGAAATGAACTGCGCCACCGGCAGGCCCGTGTTCGTCAGCGCGGTAAGAGCAGTTTCGGAGCCTGCCCCCAGTTTGTAGGATCCGGTCACGTCCGCGAGTTTCGACCCGGCTTCGTTGAAAGATTTCGGCATGTTCGCCTGGATCACACCAACGCTTGTGACCCCGGCTGGCACCGTGAAGGAGAGGGTCTGCGTGTTTTTTATCAGCCTCTCGGCGTGACGGAGTGCTGCACATGCCCAGTTGTTGCTCACGCCACCCGTGACCGTCACTCGCGACTCGTCAGGAAACCAGAAGCCTTCACCCGGGTTCTGCGCAGCCGACTGCGGCGAGGACCCGAGGATTTTGCGTAGCTGACCAACCCACCCTTCTGCAGCATCTGGTTCGTTTTCCGGTGCGCCCGTGTTGTTGTTGCCGCCCTGGCCGAACGTAATGCTGTCCCCGACGCAAACGATCGGGACCGTTTTGAACATGGCGTCGCCCGAGAAGGCACGGAACCTCCGAAGTCCATACTTGTTCCAAAGTGATGGCTTACCCCCCAGCAGCGTCTCCGCGGCTTCTGCGCGGGCCTTCTCGGCTACCGTTTCGGTTCCTAGCTGCGCCTCAACCGGAAAGGTCTGTTCAGCCCCGCCAAGAGTCACGGCGACCGTGAGGCGCTGTCCCGGTTCCACATAGCCCGGGATCGTCCCCGTCGCACTAACGATCAGCGGCTGGGTCAGTTCCGTAGCGCCCGTTTCGGCCGCGAAGACCGGCACGGGTGTCGTCGTGCCGTGTACGTACACATGCGCAGCCCCACCAGTAGCCGGGGTCAGGACGCCTGCTCTCAGGACGAGAACAGAACCCTCCGGGGTCGATGCAAGCTGTACGCGAGCCATCTCAGCCGACGAACGGCAGGCCGAACCAATGTTGGCCGTCGAAGGTAACCAACTCGATAATATCGACGGCACCATTCGCCGCCTGCAACGTCGGCGCAGTACCACCACCCTGCGTAAAAACGACCGTTTGTGCACTGCCACCCACGTTGTTGCCCGGTTCTGTCCACGTAACAGTTCCTTTTTCACCGGCCGCCGGTTGGGTCAGCTTCAGGTAGACCCGTCGAGCACGCCCGGGATAGACATTGTTGAGCTTCAGTACGTTCGCGCCGTTCGCAAGTGTGGCCTGAAAGTAATCTCCCCCATTGACGCCGATTTTCAGTTCGCCCGTCGCCACCGCAGAGGAACCAAGCTGCCACGTTGAGCCACCGATAACATTCAAGCCCTCACCAACCTGATTTTCGCCATAGCTCGAATCGACCTTGACGTACCCGCTATGCGTGAAGCGCACGCTCGGCAGTGCTCCTGTCGCGAAGGCAACCGACCCACCTTTCAGGAACTCAAGGACGCCCTGTCCGTGATATTCCGCTTTCGTGCCGATTTCAATTGTCTTATGTCCGGCACCGGTAGTCCCATCAACCTCACACTCAAGAATCATGTGCACGCCCGTAAGAAACACGTTGCTGTTATCGGCGCCGATCTTCCAGACAACCCCCGTGTTACCTGCGCCAGTAAAGAACGGCCCACCGCCAAGCTTGAAAGAGCAGTGATAAAATTGTGTGGCACCCTGCATAACATAGCCATGCTGATTCGCGTTGGCGAGCACCTGGATCTCAAAGTGGCTCCCGTCAAACGACCCGGTCCCAGCACCCGCGTTATCCCAAACTACGCCTTCGGTGGCGTTCAGTGAAAGGCAGTTCGTGAACCGGTTGCGCTCGCACCATGCAACTTCAGACTTGAACAGGTAGCCCCTGGACCCTGTCTGCGCAAAATGCCGGACGATCAGACCGTCCATGTTTGTACAGTTGATGTCCCCCACCCATAGACCGGTTGAGCCTTCACCCGCTTTGCTGCCATCGATCACAAAATTGCCGCATCGTGCGGGCATGTTCTGGATGAACTCCGCTTCGCCCCCCGCCGTCGACATGCTGGCATTGTGAATCCGCCAGCAAACACCCGTCCCGACCATCCAGACAACTGTCATCGCAGACGCGACGATTCCCTGTTCGGCCCCGCATGTGGGGAGTTTGGTGACGAAATAACTACCGGCTCTGAGAACGAGTGTTCCTTGGGCCGGAAGTGCCGCGGCGAGTGCCGCCGTGTCTGTCGCGCCCGTTTCATCCCCAGAAGGCAGAGGCGCGCCACCAGTCAGCACGGCGCTTGCCTGTCCAGGGATTCCACCCCGTCCGTGAAGACTCATGTAGGCTGCCCCCCGATCACACTGACCTTGGGTGACCCGGTCGAGACCAGCTTGACCACCGCGCTCGCAGGTGCCCTAGTCGTAACATACGAGGCGAGCGCTTCGGGCACCACAAGACAATCGTCACCTTCAATGGTGGGAGCTACAGGCAATTCGGAGGGTCCCCCTATCGTAAAATAAATCTCAGCGGTACCCGACCGATTGACAATCTCCACAACCCCATTAGCCGAAGTGATAGTTGCTTCCGCAACTTTGTTAGCGACGAGCGTCAGGTGCTTGGCTACGACTGCCATTCAATCCTCCAGTTCGATCATAGGGTTCAGCCGAACCTCTCAAGCACGCTGATCGCTTCGGGCTGCGAAGCCTGGTAAGGCGCTGTGGACTCTACGCTCACGCTCCACGGCCCCGGCTCGCTCAGTTCGACCGCGGCCGTGTAGACGCCTGTTTTGATCTTTACGGGAGTGCCTGCGATCCGTTTCCCGCGAGGGGACAGAAACGAGAACGAGACGGCCCCGGGTTCCACGGCCGTTTCCGTTTCGGGATCGATCACCGTCGCCCGGGGCTTCCACACGTCTCCAACGTGCCACAGGGCCATCCGGCCCTTCCCTCAGCCCACCGACGGGCCGAAGCGATAGATCGTCCCAGCCGCCCCCGCTTCCGGAGCCTTGGTGGCCGTCCCGACGGCAGCGCCACCCGCACCACCCGCAACCGAGAGGACCACGGTCGAGGTGATCGATTCGGAGACCGTCAAGATCAGCGCGCCACCGCCACCACCTGCACCACCGGCACCTTCTGTAGCGGCAGCTTCAGCTTTACCGCCAGCGCCACCAACCGCTTCGATTTTCAGAGTCCCGGAGATTTTCGGGGTCGCGATGAAGACGACGCCACCGCCCCCACCGCCACCGCCACCTTTCTTGGTGCCTTCTCCGGTGCCACCACCACCACCGCCTCCACCCGTCGGCTTCTGAAGACCGGCAGCACTCGACAGGTAGCCAGAGTCCGCAAACCCAAGCCCATGGGGAGAACCAAGCTTCGCTTCAGTCGCAGTCGCTGTACCTCCCGCACCGCCCGTATTGCCCGATTTACCTTCCCCACCGAGACCACCTTTGCCGCCGAGAGCGTTCGTGACATTCCCCCCGGCTTTGGAGGTCGTGACTTCCCCGGCACCCCCAGCACCGCTTGAGCGCGCCAGAGTGCCCGCTTCGGAGAGGGCCGCTCCCGCCGAGACACCCGAGGCTGCGGTGCCGTTATCAGCGATCACACCCGCCCCGGTGACCGACACTTGCGCACGGATGCGGAACCCAGCCGTTTTGATCGTGACACCTTCATTAACGAAGATCGTCGTAGCGAACACGTCGCGGGTCAGTGTGTATTCGTTCCCCGACGGCGTCAGTTCGATGACTTTGTGGATGCCGTCGAAGGCGAGTGCCCCATCGGAGCCATCGCCACAGTCGAACTGCGGGGTAGTGCGGCTAGAGACGGCCGATTCAGACATTCTGGGGCTCCTGTGGGCTGGGGGTCTCGGCGGGCACAGGCTCGCCAGGTACGGGGGCGCTACGGGCCTGCTCTACGCCCTGCTCGGCGCGTGCCTGCCTGCGAGCCTCGATCTCCTCGGGGCTGAGGTCATTCTCGTCATTCACGTCCGACTCCTCCGTCTCGGGAACCTCGTCCGGCTCCTCACCACCACGATCGCCAAGGTCAGCTTCAACCCGCGCGATCTCAGCTTCGATCTCGGGCTTACGATCCGCCTCGGCGCGACTAATCTCGAACCGCAAGCCCGCAAGGTAGCTGACCGTCTGGTCCACGACCGTGTCGGGCTTCTCCGGTGCCGTAGAGGGCCGCTCAAGGCCGTCCACGCGGGCGATTTCCTCATGGATCGCAGCCTTACGATCCTCGTGGTCTGGTGCGTCCTTGTCGAGACGACCCAGCTCCCGTTTGAGTGCGTCGATGATTGCGTCAGGGTGCATACGCTAGCCCTTTCCCTTCCGGAGATTGCACTGGAGATGAGCCAGCTGTAGGTTCTCGACGGCATTATCGCCGCCACGCGCGAGTGGTACGACATGATCAAGCGAAGCCGACATTGGATCAGGGTACCCCAACTTGAGATCCACCGGCATCTCACATAGCTGGCAGGTTTCGTTATCGCGACGAATGATCTCGCCTCGAATGGCTCGCTGCTTCGGACGATCCGCTCGTCCTGCCAGCTTCGCATATAGATTGCGCGCTTTGACGCAACACTCCGGCGAGCAGAAGGCCGCGTTCGCCGGACGACTGGCAGGAATCTGACCCTCACAATGTCCGCAGAGCCGCCCAGCCTTGGCTGCCAACAGTTCGGCCGCCACAGCTGCGTTTTTGTACGCCTGAGCACATCGCGCCGAACACCACCGCGCCCTTGCGTAGGAGGTTGAGAAAATGCCCCCGCATCCATCGCATTTCACGGTGTGCTCGTGTGCGGAGAGTCCTTTGCGCTTACGCTGGTATTCGCGCTCATACTGCGTGCGATATATAGCCTGGCAGCCTCGGCACCGCTTAGGCCAACGTGTACGGTTCGCCCACTTGTGCACTGGTTCTCCACAGTCTATGCACCGTGGAGAAACCGCCATATTCGTTTCCGCACAAGACATGTGAGAATCAGCTATTAAACGTACGATTTGCCCTTGACATTCCCGTACCGGTCAGTACAGCGTTGGCATTGGGGTACCGCGAACAAGTATATGCCCCATAGTTGTAAAGCTGCAAGAGAACTGAAAGCTGGGCGCCATAAGTCTGTGGCAGCGCGCGGGTCACAATCGGCGACTCGTACAGGTAGTTCTCATCCGCGCGGGAGACAATCGCCACGTCCTGGTTTTTGCCGACACCGAGTTCGGAGGGAATGTTCGCGTCCTCGAAGGTCCGAAGGCCCGACAGGTTCCGGCCCACAGCCTCCTCCGCGGTCATCTCGTCCGGGGCGACCTGCACAACGTTGAACGGCCCGTTGTACTCCGGCACGACGAGGGGCCGTTCGGTCGTGTCGAAGGACTGGCCGATCCACTCCCAGCAGTTGCCGGACATATGGCAGTGCGTGGCGGGCATGAACAGGCCGGGCGTTGTCGCCGTGCCTTCGTAGATGTCCACCTTCGCCAGACCGAGCTGACCGTAAAGGCCCTTTATTTTCGGCGACGCCTGCGTCCATGTGACCGTGACGATGCCCGAGGTGTTCAGCACTCCCGTGACTTCGCCAGTTTCGCCTTTGCCGTTCAGGCACTGAATGTCTACCCGCTGGGCGTGAGCCTTCGCGAGGTCTTTCATAATGACCTCATCGAACTGGATCGGCGAACGCTCCAGCAGCTGCAAGGAGACAACCTGCTGGCCCGCAAACGTGACGACCGGCACCGTGACGAACTGGGTCGTGATGTCGGTGTCTGAGATGTTCGTGTTCTGGGTGCCCTGCACGTTGACCGACGTACCCGTGACGACCTTCGGGATGTTGAGGCTCATTGTCCCGTCGGGCAGGTCCTCGTGGTGCTGAGTGTTCGCGAACACCCTCGCAGCACGCAGGAATTCGATCCACTGCTCAGTCAGGAACATCGGCGGCACGAACTCGCCACCAGCGGTCGAGGCGGTCGAGAGAGCGCGGTAGGAGAGCAGCCCCGGAGCGACACCAAAGCCGCTCGCGCCACGCGTGTTGTGCTCGCGGTCGGCGAACTGCTCGATCATCTGCCGACGGAAATACTCTTCCGCCTGTGAGCGACCAGCCTCGTGGTCCGACGAGACCGCACGCGACTCCACGTCGAGCGCGACGTGGTGGTTCTCGATGCCGTGACGGTGCAGCCGCTCGCAAGCCTGGGAGAACGCGCCACCCATACCCGGCCCCATCGTACGAATGACGAGATCCTTGAGGTAGGAGGTACCGTTGCCACGCTCATAGGTGCGGTTCTCCCGCATGTAGGCGCCGTCGCCGACATCAACCCAGCCGTTAGCGTCTACGCGCTCTGAGAGACCCATCTCCCGGCGCATCTGGGCGACGGCCTCCTGCATCTCCTTTTTGCGGGACTGAACCTCGTCCTGGCGGATGGCGTCCTCGCGCTCGGTGATCTGTGCGTCCAACTGGTCGATGCGGGCGGTAAGGTTGCCGCGCTTCTCGGCCTCCTCGGCCGTGAAGTCCCGGGTCTCGGTGGCTGCCGTCTCAACAATGGTGTCCATCTCGGCGACGAGACCCTCACGGGTCTGGGTGAGCTTGGCCAGTTCGTCGCGGGCTGAGGGTTTGCTGTTGTCGCGGCCTAGAAGAGCCTCGATCTGGCTGCGGGCCTCGGGGGTGTCGGCGAGCAGAAGCTGGCGAAGCTGCTCGGGGGTCTGGGGGGCCTCGGCTGCGAGGTCGCCACCGGCAATGCGGGGCAGAGAGGTTGCGGCGCGGCGGGACATGGGGCCTCCAGGTCGAAAGGGGAATCACTCGATATGTCTGAGTGGTCCTTCGGACTCCGGCTCCCGCTAAGGAGTGGAGGTCTACGATGGCCCGGCTACTGACTGGAAGGTAGCACAGGCCGAACGCGTGTCAAGTTCCAGGGCAAGCTCCGGGGGAAGGACTCGAACCCTCGTTACCCGGTCCAGGGCCGGGTGTCCTACCAGCTAGACGACCCCGGAAAGGGGGAGGTTCAACTAGCTAGGAAGGATTGCTGTCGAGAAGAAAGTCGGGACGCCCGGAATCGAACCGAGTCCACCTGCTCCCAAGGCAGGGATGCGACCACTACACCACGCCCCGTGGCGGGCGGTCGAGGTCGATCTATTGGGAGGCAAGACACATGGCGCAGCCCGGAATCGAACCGGGGACCTCGAGCTTATGAGGCTCGCGAGCTTCCAGACTGCTCTACTGCGCTACGCGGAAGGGTACTACGCCACGCGACCGCGACGCAACCGCTCGACCTGACGACGCGCAGCAAGCACCGACGGCGGCAGCGAACGAGGCCCAGCACCATCCTGCGGGTTGATCGGGTTCCCGTTCCCCGGAGGCGTACTATGCGCCTTACCATCGCCGCCCTGTTCGCCAGAACCTTCCGTCGAAGCCTGCGCACTCGCATCGAGCACCTGGCCCAAGGCGTCTTTCGCCGAGTCGCTAGCCATCCCCACCTTCGCGTGATTTTTGTCCGCCGAAGACAGGGCATCAAGGGCCGTTTTGATGAGGCCCGCACTCTTGGCTGAGAGCACCTTGCCCGCCCGCATCTCAAGTAGCGACTCGGCGACAAGGAACGTGCGTGCCCGCCCCTGCGAGCCAGCAGCACGACCAACCACTTCATCAGCGTGAGCAAGCGCACGGAGGGCCTTCTCGACCATGTCCTCGCCATCGTCAGGCAACCCACGCTGCTCCACGATCACCGGCAGCACCGAACGGATCGACGGTTCATCGGCCGACAACCACAGGCTACGACCCTCGCGGCCGAGGGCCGAACGCATCGCATCCACGAGGCCTCCGTCAGCGGTGGGACTGGCGGGGAACGTCACGATCGAAGACTCATATAGTGCGCCCTCGGCCACGCCACGCTTGTCGTAGGTGTCATTCCAGGTTTCCTTGATAGCCCGGAACGTAATCGACATCTTGCCGAGGTCCCCACGCTCAAGGCCCAAGCAGACTTCGTTGGCCTGTGCGCTGCGGCGGTCGAAGATGGAGTCCTCGCGCAGCCCACGGTCCGATTCGGCAAGCTCCTTCGTTGGGCTCTCGCCGCCCGTGCTCGCCAACGGCACCCCATCCATATTGTGGTTCAGCAGCGTTGGGATGGCACGAGACTCCTGGATCGTCTTCGCCCACGCGCCCGGGTAGATCGTCTCGTCGTACTCGCCGAGCCAGTCGCGTACCGAATAGGCGACACCCGTAGGAGACGGGAAGCCGCGGAAGTTAGCCAAGTGCGACCCATCGTCGCTAGTGGACATCCGGACCTGGGAGTCAACGAGTTGCGGCGGCGTCCATTCACAACCCGGCTGAACGAATAGGCTCCGGGCCTTCGGGGTAGCCCAGTTGCCCTGCCGTGGAGGCTTGGCACGCTCATCCCCATCGGGCGCGGACTCTTCGGCCTCGGTACCCGAGTCCATAGATCCGTCCGGGTCCCAGTTCTCGGGGATCTTCTCGGATTCCCCCATCGCCTTCGCGCGCCCGATGATGTACTTACGGATCGCATCATGGTCCGCGCCACCACGGCCGACAGCATGGATGGCTTTGTCTAGATCATCGGCATCATCGATCGGGTAAGACGTGCCACCTGGGAGCGTGTGGCCCTTGGCCTGGAGCGCCTTCAACTCATCGGCGTTGTACTTGGCCCGCTGCTCTATCTCGATGATGGCGCTCTCGCTCACTTTTGCCCTCCTTCGGGCTTGGCAGGTTCCCCGCCTTTAGATGACCCAAATGGTACTCCCTTCGGGTTTTTGCCACCAGGCAGGCCAGACTCAGCGCCTTCGTCACCAGCGGCGAGGAAGTCGTTATGCGCTGAGGCCACCGGCGCAAAAACGCTGTCGGAACCCGGCTCATCGACGGTCGGCATCCCGATCAGTTCAAGGCCCATGTTCGGCGAGATGACCGATGCCTGCCTGAGCATCGAGACATACTGCCCGCGCGCCTGATCGTTTGTTCGGAACAACTCCTTCACGTCGCGTTCGACGTAATACCCAGCGGGAAGCAGCTCGGAGTCGGCACGGTCCAGACGCCCAGTGTAGCCGTAGAGGGAGAAGGTAGCGAAGCCCATCACCATTTCCTGGAGGCCCTTCCCCCACGGTCCACCCTGATCCGGTGTGTCGCCGAAAAGAAACCCGGGCACACCGTAGAAGCCTCCGATTTCCCCACGGCTAAACGATCGGCTCTGAAGCAGCTGGGCCGTCTCTGGCGTAATCGTGATCTGCTGCCATTTGGCTGCTGAGTCCAGCACGATAGGCGTATGCGACTGGGCCAGCCCCCCATGCTTGGTCATCAGCTTCTTTTCGATCCGGTCCGAGTCCTCCGGACGCAAAGGCTTCTCAAGCGAAAGGATGCCCGAAGGGTGCATACCCTGGGCGTAGTACCGACCCGCGTACTGCTCAGCCGCGATAGGAATGCCGAAGCCGTTGACGCCAAGCTCGATCGGGTTCAGACCCACAACGCCACCGCCGAGCCCAAGCCACTTCTTGTGGATGATGTCTTCGCTCGGGATGATGCGCCCGTTCATGCCAAGCCGGTAGATCTTGCGGCCTTCGCGTAGCTCGACCTTGATGAGCGACGGGTTCAAGACCTCGACCTGGGTTGGCAGGTTCGTCTTCTCGTCACGGGCAACGACATGGCTGAACGAGTTGCCGTTCAGTCCGAAGGACGCCACGCGCGCAAAGTCGCCTTCCTGACGGTCAATATCGGCATAGGGTTCAACGATGACGGGCGGCGGATCGACCTCCTTGTCCTCCGGCGACGGCCCAAAGCCTTTCATCCGGTAGACGTGCGGCGTGAGTTGGCTGGCAGTATCACCGAGGATGCGAATGCACGATGCGACGACCATCAACGAAAGGACCGTGCGCTCGTTTACGACGACACCCGCAGCGCCCATGTTGTAGGCGGATGGCGGGGGTATGGATGCGGGGTCCCCGGTCCACGAACCCCATCCGCCCTGCGAAATTGGGAATCCGCGTTGCTGCCGGAGCCTGCTGACGACGGTCACTCGTTGCCCTTGGCGAAGTCAGTCGGCTCAATATCCAGCCCCGCAACTAGATCGCTCTCAAGCACCGCTTGGATATCGCCGATCCGCTCCGCTTCCTCGGCTAGGCCATCGCTATACATCTGGCCGAACATCCGGGCACGCGCAATGTAATGACGCTTGCGCTCAGCCGCAACGCGGTCGGCTTTCTCCACCGCAGCCTGCGCCCAGTCTCCGTAGTAAATGCCCTCAGGGTCATCACGACTATCCCAGCAGCCCGCGAAATAGCAGTCGCCGGGCTCGTAAGTGTCTCCACCGTCAAGTGCCTTCGCGACGTGGACACAATCCTCCTCAGGCACTCGCTCGCCAGCGAGCAGTGCCCGGACCGTAGCCAGCGTCGAGGCATCAAGCCCGACGTATGTCATCGGAAACGAATACTCGTCATCGTCCCTGACGACGCCCATCTCCAACGCGAGCCCGTGCGGATGGAAGAAAAGCCGGTTGGCCTCTTGAAGGAAGCCGATCTCTCTGAACTCCCCCGGGTCGATGCGCTTGCGGTCGTCCACTACCGCCTCACGGTCCTAGCCTGCCAACGCTCGATCTTGCGCCGAGTCCGACGCTGACGGACCTCAAGGGCCTGCCTACGTTCGGTTACCCAGCGCTTCGGCTGAGGTTTCAACGGAAGCGGGAACCGCCAAACATGGTCGCTGTAGTTGATCTCGGCAGCGATAAGTACAAGAACGGCCGTGCCGATCAAGGCCCACCCCTCACCCGCGAGCTTGAGGATTCCGAGGACGAGGATCACGGCTCCAGTTAGCTCTAGGAGGTTGCCGACGTTGATCGCCAGCTTCATGCGCTGCCGCACGCTCACTCCCCGCCATCCAGCAGCCCACGAGCGACCTCTCGGAACTTCTCTGGAGTCCAGAGCATCCCGTCAAGCAGATAGGTATCCGTTGGCTCTCCCGCCAGCCACTCGGTCCAAGTGTGCGTTGAATCCACTAGGACGTCCCAAAGAAAGGCGCAGGCGCGCTCTATCGGCTCGTCCGAGGGGTCATCGTCCCAGCAACAGGGGCAGCCCATCTCAACTACGCCCAGCGAGCGCTTCGCCGCCTCAATACGTGCCTTCGCAGCTGAGTAAAGTGCTCGCAGCTCATCGTTCTGCCGTTCCAGTTCGGCAATTCGACGCTCTGCAATCTCCAGTTTATAGGTCGCAATATCGCTCATGCTTCTCGCCCTTGACTATGCAGCGGGCAGAATCCAGTCCGGCAGGCGAAGCAGCTCGTCACGTCCGCTTGGCTCAACACTTCGGGTGTCTGTGCTCCGAACTCCATCGGCTCCTCGTCGTCTTCGGCAATTATGACGTTCGTGTACTGCGGCGCGCTCGTGCTAGCACCCCATAGTGCCAGAGTCGCCGCAACCAAGGGACTTATATCGGCTGAGGTCGAATTGAGACGGTCCCACTTCCAGCTATCGCCCATTTTGGCCTTGCGAGCGTCATTGACCGCATCGGAAAGCTCCGGCTGCGGCGACGGATACCGGACGCCGCCACTGACGACGAAGTCGTAGAAGTTAGCCGTGGCGACCCCATAGTCTTTCGTGTCGGCTTCTACGACCTCAATACCCGCCTCCTCAAACGGGCCGATGAGATTCTTCGCTGGACCGCCGTTATCGATCACGAACGGGCACCGGAACTCCGCGTACAATTCAGCCGCCCGAGCGACGACCCAATCATTGCGGCGGCGGCGATCCACCAACGCCACATGCCAGAACCCGTCGGGCCGTTTGCCTGCCGACGCGATACTCGTCCAGCCACGGGAAGGACTCATGTCCACGGCAAACGTGCGGTTGCTCGTGATCGTCTGCGTCTCATCAAGGCACGCAGCCGCGTCCCACTGCTCTTTCGTGATGATCCGGCCAGCGTTGGCCGACACGTCAAACCATGCGCCCACGCCGAGGCGTTCCACCCCAAACGCCCGGAGTGAGTTGCCATCCAGTTCCCCGGCGATGAAGTCGGGGGCTATCCGCGAGCCGTAAGCCGGGTTGACGAACCGCCAGTTCTCCGGGTCCCGCGCCGCCTCTTCCGTCAGGTCGTCGGGCGAGTCACGGTCCAGCGAGAACTCCAAGTAGGTCGTATTCGAGCCACCCGCGATTCCCCGCACTCGAATACGCGACATGACCATCCCATGTTCATGTCGCTCCTCATCAACCGCTGAGCACGCATACCAGACCTGCGGGTTGCCTTGAATCGAACGGGCGGAAAGAATCGGGATCAGGCTTCCGTAGAACGCCTCCGGCAGCACATGGGACTCGTCCAGGTAGAGCGTGTCGCAGGAGAACCCGAGGCCACCGCCGCCCGTTCGAGTCCTAAACCGCAGTTTCGGGGCTTTCCCAGTCTTCGGGTGCTTGTGCAGCTCTATTTCCTCGCTGCCCTTACCGCGCCGTACACGCTTGACCCGTTTGTCGAACTCCGGCGTTTTTTCGATGAGGCCAACCATCCGGTCAAACTGGACATTCGCCGTGTCCGACAAATGCGCAGTGTGAATCTGAAGGTCTTCTTCAAACAGAAACAGACCTGCGAGCTGCCTCGCCTCCATGGCGGCGTTCTTGCCGTTCTGCCGCGGTACTACCGAGGCAACATGCAGGGAGGCCCACCGGCCGTCCGCTGTTTCTCCGAGCCCCGCCGTCAAGTAGTTCTGCTGCCACGGGTCAAGGACAAGACCAGCCATCTTCGCCAGGTCCACAACTGCAGGCCCCGCGCTGTTGACGTAGGCCGGGAACGTGAAGATCCGGGGGTTCTGGTTGCCCCCGGGGTCAGCCAATGTTGCGACGGCGCTCACGCTGAGCCTTTATCTCATCCAGTTGGCTGCCCTCGTCGGACTCGCACGCGCTAGCGGTCGTGACCCCAAGTGCCCGCAGCGTCTCGCGAAGCTCTTTGGCCGCAGCCGTTTTCGCGGTCAGCCTGACACCCTCATCGTCCATGCCCTCGGCGAGAACGAGAGCAACCGCGGCGTAGCCAGAGTTCTCGACACCGAGCGCCTCCAGTTCGGCCCGGATCGTCTCGGCCACGGAGTTAGGAGCGGTAGCCATCTAGTAGAGCGTACCGCCTGTATGATGGCTTGGCACACGGCGGGGGCCTCCACAGGTTGCCGCTGGGGAAAACCCGCTTTCGGGCGACGGACATTAGCCAAGGTCGCGAGCACGCCGGAGTGGGGGCCTAAGAACGAGGCGCCGGCACGCGCCTACCCCGCCGTGTGCTTAGTCCTTGAACGGATCGTAGGTATCAGCACCCGCCATCGCTACGCCCAATGGCGTCAACGTGTGGACGATCCGAATCGTGTCCGCATGAGCCGCGAGCACCGAGTCTAGGCGCTTGTAGGCGCCCGGAGCCTCATCCGCAGCAGCACCCCGCAGCTCGATCCCTTTCTCACGCATCTCCTCAAGCGTGGCGGGCCAGTCAATCTCGCCAGTCCTGACCTGTTCTCCACGCCAGCGCTTCAGCATCCGACCGTCCGGGTGTTCCGGACAGCCCGTAGCCGCCCTTGGGCCGTTCTGCACCGAGTAGTCGCAGTCACGATCCCCGCACTCCCAGAACTTCCGACGCTTGACCTTGCCAGCCGCCCGGGTACGCGACATCACGCGTCCTGCACCATGAACCGTCGAGTAAAGCAGTCCCGCGCCCGCAGGCGACTCGATGCCTTCGAGGATCACCGACGGCTCGCCCATCGTCGCCCCGACGAAGCCCATCTGACCGGGGAACGCGGGAGTGCAGCCCTTCCGCACGACCCAGACCTCCTCGCCCCGGTGCGTCTCCAGCCACGCAAAGTTGTGATGGTTGTGGACTTCCTCGACGGCCTCGGCCTGCAATATCGACAGCACCTTCTCGACCACCACGTCACGGCCAGCGTAGGCGTACCGACCAGCGAGATCCATCGCCTCAACATAGGACTGCCCGAGCTCGCCGCTGGTCGAGAACAAGATCGGCGGCGAGTCCATCTCGCCATCGCTGGCATGCTCATCGAAGCCTTTGCCTTGCGCCAGTGCGAGGAACCCACTCGCGGTCTTGTGACCGAAGCCTCGCGAGCCAAAGTGGACTCCGACCCAGACCCATCCCTCCTCGTCGCGGAACAGGTCGACGTAGTGGTTACCCGAGCCAACCGTGCCGAGCTGGCTAGCAGCCGCCTGGGCGAGCTTGCGCTGGGGCTCAAAGGAGGCTTGCGCGATAGCGTCAAGCACAGGATGGTCCACGGGTTCGTCGTTGACGCGACCCATCCCGAAACTGATCCGCGCCACGATCTCATCCATGATCCTCACGTAGTCGCTACGGTGCATCGGAGCGTCGTGAATATTCGTCTTGACGGCCTTGTTGCCGCAACCGATGTCGTAGCCGACGCCGGACGGACTAATCTGTCCACGGTAGGCAACCACGCCGCCGATCGGCTGAGAATAACCCACATGGCCGTCTGCACACAGGGCAGCCCCCAACGCGTCGCCATGCTCAGCGCAACGCCGCAACTGCTCCACGGCACGCTCATCAACATCCCCTCGCACCTCAAATTGCATCGTCAATCCTCCTGGTTGGGTCGAGCAACCCTACCACCGCCCAGAGCGTTTTGCTCTCAACTCCACCGGCTTACGCTTCCCCCGCTTCGGCGCACCCCCATTACAGCAAGCATGCTCAGGATGCGTCGGCAACGAGCGATCATGGTCATCATGGCCCAAGTGCCAGCCACACCCCACCCTCCCACAAGCCCTTCCGCTAACCAGACGCCCAGGACACGGCACCATCGACCCCGGCGCAGGGATCAAACGCCCGCACCGACGACACACCACACCGCCCAGCCGGACCTTCTTTTCCCAGCGTCTGCGGGCTTTTTGGTACGCCGGACCGTAGCCCTCGCGGGTCCGGCGGCTAGCCATCCGGCCATCCGTTTTTGAGAGTTGGGGAGGGGGAAGTTGAAGGGGCGCGGCTCCTATC